AGCTACCTTAGTAGTAGAATAATAATATCCGTTATCACCTTTATTTCTAAATAATGTAACTACTTTAATATCTTTAGTTTGTATGTCTGTTTGTTTTGCCATTTTATCATATCTTTCTTATTAGTTTATTAGTAATTGTTTAATGTCTGTTAGTATTAAAATACTATCAATACACAAAAGTTAAATAAGTATGACTATCTTTATGTTTACGAGTGTTTATTAGTCTGTTAGAGCGAGGTTTATTATGTTGTTGAGGGTTAGTTATGAGAGGGAGAAAAAAGTGTACGAAAATCCCTACAGAAGACTCCTCCGAAAGTACAACAAAATCAAAATAATAGTGAAGTATCTTCGGGGAGTATGACTTCCGATGGGAGAAAAGAGGAGAGATCCATAGCTTGCTTCACATTCTCTCCTCTACTCAGACTAACTACTCAAGTATCAACTTGGCAATCAAATCGTCTGCGTCTACCTCAGTCTCAACTAACTCTTGGAATGAGTTGTCTGTTGAGCTGACTAACCAGGCTTCTGCAGGAAGATTGTCTTCACCAACAATGTCCTTGACATCATTCAACCATGATGTACGAGGCTCTTTGCCGGCGTTGCCAACTGATACTACCATGCCTTCGTGACCAAAGGCTTTCGCCTTCACACGCTTGACAGGTGAGTATAGGTCTGATGTCTCATTCAAGTAGACTCTCGTCTTTGAATAATCCATTGACTACTCCTTTGTAGATGTGTATACATTTAGTGTTTCACCATGAGTGACACTAATCCTCACATCACATCATCTTCACCCTAAAGTGTAATTGAATCAAAGATAAGTCAATTCTATATATAAAAAGGGAAAAATAAGGGGGGTGTAACCTATAATTAACCCCATAACAAAATGTGATAATTTTTGAAACTTTTCTTTTATTTGTTGTAAGTTATCTCGTATGAGAAGATACTATATTCGCAGTGTAGAGCATAAAGTTTATGACGATGTTAGTGAAGTACCGAAGGACTTAAAGTACTTAAAGGACTGGAGGAAGGCTGAACTTCTTGACTGGGTGTTAGCAGATGACGGATGTGTTTTACAGATACTACGCAAGAATTACTTTAAGAAGAAGCGTAAGAAGTTAGAATGGACATTAGGTACTGCTACAGGTACTTTTCATGCATTATATAGTAAAAGTATGGATACTGAACCCCGAGCTAATCGTTATAGTTTGAGTGGTAATAGTGTTAAGGACACTATAGTTGATCGAGAGAAGATGACGATGAATGAGGAGATGTTTGCATACGAGGTTATGAAGGGTACATCCCCTGTTGATGCATATTTGAAGGTATATAAGACGAATGATAGAGAGAACGCTTATAACCGAGCAATGTTGTTAATAAAGACAAAAAGGATAAGGAAAGCTTTGAAAGAAGAATTAAAACCGGTAATGCAGGCATTAGGTATAGACCCTGAGATGGTATTGTCTGGTATAAGGGATATTGCAAGTGATGAGGATGCTAAACATTCTGATAGACTGAAAGCATTGTTTGAACTTGGTGATATATTAGATTTAAAAGAGAATAAACAAACAACTGAGGTTACAGGTGCATTGTTTCAAGGTTTCCAACCTGATCAATTAGAAGCATCTGTGAGGCCTAAATTAAAGGAGGCGTAATGGCTGAATATACTTCTCCAGAGTCAAGATTCAGAATGCCTTCATTGTTTGAAGGTATTGGTAGAAAGATGGGCGAGATGTTATTATCTGGAAGTAGATTTGGTGAAAAAAAACAAAAGGTGCATACAGATGCTGTACCTTATGATTTATTTGCATCTTATGAGCCAGAAAAAGCTTATATTAAATCTGCTGAAACTGAATTAACAAAAAGTTTGTTTAGGATTCCAAACAAAGTTACTCCTGAGTCTGTTTTTGATATGATAGAAGAAGATGGTCGTAAAGTTTTTAATATTTCTGAAAGTGAGTCTGGAAAAAAATATCAAGAAAGATTAGATAAATCTTTTGGTAATAAGTTTAAACTTTTTGCTGAGGCATATAATGATATGCTGAAAGAGGGAGATAGTGAAGGTGCTGAAAAAATGCTTGCTAAAGCTAAAGAAAAGTTTATATCTACAAATCCAGATACAGGTGAGCCAAGTTTTAAGTTCAGAGAAGGTGTACTTGGAGATGTACATCTTAATCCTAAAGGAGAGTTTAATGACTATTGGAATATTGGTCTTGATGAAGGAGAGAGTATGACTTCTGCAACTAATTTAAAAAGAGCATTGGCAGCTCCTTTTACAAAACCTCCTACGGTAAGAGGTGCAGTAAATTTAGATGAAAAGAATAGAAGATTTTATGAAAGTTTATTTCCAAATGAAATAGAAGATAAAATAATAAAAAAGATGTTAGCAGGTGAACAATCTTATTTTCAATAATAAAATTGAAGGAGGCATGATATGCCTACAGTAGGTGGAGAAAAATTCCCTTATACAAAGAAGGGTATGCAGGAAGCTAAAGCTTGGTCTGGAATTACTGGTGAATCTGTAAAGATGGAAAAGAAATATAATAAAGGCGGTAAAGTAACTATGAGAGATACTCGTCAAGTATTAGAACCTTCATCTTTAGAAGAAGCTGCTCATCTTAGAGTGCCAGGAGGTAGTGCCGCAAGGTATACTGCAAGAACTAAAGGTGGTGATGAGAGGCATATTACTCGTTATATACCAGGTGAAGGTGGTAAAGAGCATAGAAGACAAGTAGCTACAAATAGTTTAAGAGAAGCTATAAGAATGAATCCGGACTTTGGTGATACTGTATCCTTAGAACATGCATTAGAGTTTATGCAACCGGAAAAGAACACTATGTGGAATCAATTAAAAAGAAAATTTAAATTTAAAAAGGGTGGTATGGTGCCTAAAGGTTATCATACTTGACCTAAAAATGGTAAACTACACCCAGTTGGGGAGAAGCATGACTAAGAAAAAGACTGAAAAAGTTAGTAGCGAGTTCAAAGAACTTAAAGAATATGTAGAGACATCTAAAGATTTAGTGATACTACATGATGATATTATTAAGCAGATGAAAGAAAAGATACAAATATTAGAATCTAAATTAAAAACAGCATTAACAAGATTAGGCATTGGCTAATATAAATCTACATAATGTATCGAAGGAAGAAGAGGCACTACATCTTGCGTATAATGATATAATTGCATTTGGTAAATTGTTTTTACCTAAAGATTATATGCGTAGTGAAACGCCTTGGTTTCATTATGAGGTAGCTGATGCAATAATGAATCCGAAATTTAGACAATTAGCGATTATTATGTCGAGAGGGCATGGTAAGACTATATTGACTAAGGCTGATATTATGCGTGCATTTTGTTTTAATGGTAAAGAATTTGAATGGGGGCTTGTAGATAAAGAACCGGATCCATTGTTTTATGGTTGGGTATCTGCAACTCAAGTACTCGCTGTTGGTAATATGAACTATATTAAAGAACATATAGAGACTAACGAAAAAATAAAATATTATTTTGGCGATTTAAAGGGTAAAAAATGGACAGAGAATGATATTGAGCTTAGTAATGGTAGTAAGTTAATATCTAAATCTAATATTTCTGGTATTCGTGGTGGTGCTAAATTGCATAAGAGGTATGATTTAATTATTCTCGATGATTTTGAAGATGATAATAATACTATTACTCCAGAAGCCCGTGCAAAGAACTCTAATATGGTAACTGCTGTAGTATTCCCTGCATTAGAACCCGGTGATGGTCGATTAAGGATTAATGGCACACCAGTACATTATGATAGTTTTATTAATAATCTTATTATAGGTTATAAGAAAGCACAGAAATCTAAAAAAGATTTTAGTTGGGAAATGAAGTACTTTGAAGCTATACAGCCTAATGGTACTCCATTATGGGAATCTTGGTTTCCACATGAAGAATTAGAACGAAAAAAGAAATTTTATGCTGATAGTGGACAACCTGCAAAGTTTTGGCAGGAATATATGATGCAAGTCCAGTCAGCGGAGGATTCTATTTGGACTGAGCGACATATTAGAGAGTACGATGGTACTTTCCTCCACGAACCAGAGCAGGGTATTTCATTTTTAACTTTAGAAGATGGAACAATACTCCCAGTTAATGTGTTTGCAGGTGTAGACCCTGCTACTGATTCACAAAGAAAAGACGCAGATTTTTCAGTTATTATGATTATAGCTGTAGATGAAGATAATAATTTATATGTATTAGATTACATCCGTAAAAGAGGTATTCCAGTATTGGGTATACCCGGTGAAAGTAAAAAAGGAATAGTTGATTATATATTTGAGATGAATACAATATATCATCCTAAATTATTCACTATTGAAGATACATCAATGTCTAAGCCTGTAATGCAATCTCTTATATCCGAGATGAAAAGAAGAAATGATTTTGGTGTAAAGTTTAAAGCAGAGAAACCCGGTACAAGAATGTCTAAAAGAGACAGAATACAGGAGGTCTTATCCGCAAGATTTTCTACCGGTCAAGTACATCTTAAAAAAGATGATTACGATTTACGACAAGAAATTGTAACATTCGGGCCTCGTATGGCACATGATGACTGTATAGATGCATTAGCATATGCAGCGAAGTTTAGTTTTCCA